TGGTTATCGCTGGGGCATGAGTGGTAAGAAAGGTCAGATACTTTGTGCTAGAGAGTTTATGAACAGTCTTAGTGAGTCATCATTAGAAGAGATCAAGTCCGCAATACTTTCAGTACCATGGTTAGCTGACTACTATGAATGCGGTGACAAATTCATTCGCAGCAGAGATGGAAACATACAATACGTGTTCTCAGGTCTTAGGAGATCATTAGACTCAATCAAGTCAAAGGCTCGTATCTTATTGTGTTGGGTAGATGAAGCTGAAGCGTTAAGTGGTAGAGCTTACGATGTATTAATACCAACTGTTCGTGAAGTAGACTCAGAAATATGGATCACGTGGAATCCAGAGTCTAAGTATTCAGCAACACATGAACGGTTCAGAGCCAATCCTCCTGATAATTCTCGTGGTGTTAGTCTTAATTTTACGGACAATCCATGGTTCCCGGAAGTATTAGAACAGACTAGACTTGAAGACAAAGAAAAACGACCTGATATGTATGAGCATATTTGGACTGGAGGGTTTTTAATTTTTTCAGAAGGCAGTTACTATGCCTCAGAAATGCGAAGAGCTAGGGATGAGGATCGGATAAGTAATGTTAAATATGATAGAGGTAAAGGTGTTGTAACAAGTTGGGATTTAGGTGTAGGAGATTCAACAGCTATATGGTTTGCACAATTTATTGGTACTGAGGTACATCTAATAGATTACTATGAGGCATCAGGAGTTGGCTTAGAGCATTATGCTAAAATATTACAAGACAAAGGTTATGTTTATGATCAACACGTATTCCCACATGACGTAAGAGTTAGAGAACTTGGTACTGGTAAGAGTAGGATCGAGACATTAGAAGGATTAGGCATCAGAGATATAGAGATAGCACCTTCATTACTTATAGATGATGGCATACAAGCTGTTAGAGCAATGCTAGATAAGTGTTGGTTCGATGCTGAGAAGTGTGAGAAAGGAGTAGATGCACTAACAAATTATCAACGTGATTGGGATGACAATGGTAAAACATGGCGTATGAGACCATCGCATAACTGGGCAAGTCATGGTAGTGATTCATTTCGTTACCTTGCAATAGGCTATCAACCTTATAATGAATCATGGGATAAACCTATTAGAAGAAATATGAAGGGGATTGTATGACAGGCTTATTAGGAGATATGTGGGATGGAGTAAGTAATTTCTTAGGCAAACCTAAGATTGCAACTCCTAAACGTATAGAACCAAAAGAGGATGATCCATATGGTTTGATGGCTATGGTTGCTAATGCTGGACAAGACTCCGAAGTATTCCGAAAAAACATTATTCCTAATACAATAGATATAGGTGAAGGTTTATTACAGATAGCACGTGATCCAATGACTGCTGCAAAAGATGCAACTAATCTAACTATGGGTGCTATAGGAAGCGTACTACCTGAAGGAGTTACTATTGGTGGTGGTTTGTTTGACTATGACAATACTGAGAATGTAGAAAATGTTATCAATACGTTTGATACTGTAGTTGAAAAGTTAAGTACAGCAGATGGAAGAAGAGACGTGGTGTTACAAAACCCTGTAGATTTTTTATTTGGTGCATTTGCATTAGCTTCAGGCGCTTCTAAATTATCAAAGATAGCTCCTAGTGTCAAACAAGACGTTGGAAATGTTTTAGAAAATATAGAACTAAAAGTATCTGATGGAATGGATAGAGTAGAAGCCTTTGCACTAGAAGTAGACAAAGCGTTTCCTGATGCGTTTGGTGGAGTGCCAATGCAAAAAATAATTCTTCAACAAGAGTTAGTTGCTCCAGGCGTATCAGATAATATCAAGAAACTACTTACTGCGGGTTACGGTCAAAAAAGAAAATCTGATGACGCTATAAGAGAATCAATAAGGAACGGATCATATGTTGAAGACTTTAAAAAGACAGGTGAAAAAATAGAAGAAAAAGAAATTTCACTTAGAGATTATGCAGATAGAACTGCAATATTTCCAATGGCAGATGCTTCAGCTACTGGTCGAGTCACAAATGAAGTGGGTGGTTTTGAGTTAGCTAAAGGCGTTCTTGAAGAAGGTGGTATAGGGTTTGGTAATGCACCTAAAAATAAAGGATTAGCATGGGCAAATATGGAATCTGCGATGCCTGCTTTTATGAATAACTTACAAGAAACGTCTGATTTGGGTTTATTACAAAATATTACAAAGCCACCATTAATTATTCCGTGGCAGTTAGGTGGCGGAGCGATTAACTTTTCAGTCCAAATGTCTGACACTATGTTACAAGCTGCAAGAGCAAACTTAACTGATGCTGAAATGTCAAAGATTGATGATGTTGTAAGATCACAAAAATATTTAAAACATTTTAAAGATAAAGACGGAAATAAAATTAAAGAAAGTGAACACGTTTTACGAACTCCAAATTTTGTTGGATTAAAAAAAGTAGACTTAACGAAATTAAGTGGCGCACAAAGAATAGCCTTAATAAAAACTTTAGACACTCAAGCTAAAGATAAAATTGGTTCAATGTTACAACATCAATTAGCAAATGCAGATCATAGTCAGTTAAGTTCTGATCCTTTTACTGTTCACAACATAATGCAGTCTGATCCGTCAAAAGGAATATTGGATACAGGTCATAATTCATACAACAAAGGAGCTGGTGGTGAATTTTTAGGGCGTATGAAAGAAAAAGGTGTCAGTCTGTTAGACTTAATGCCAGTTACAACAAAGGCTGGAAAGCCTATAACAACTGAAACTATTAAAACAAATATAGCACCTCAAAACAAATCAATTATGGGGCAAAAATTAGGAACGGTTTTAACTGAAGAAATAATTGATAATGCAATTAACAACGCTAACAGAAAACAAGGACTACTATAACAATCAACACTAACAGTAATAAATGATATACTTTACGCTAAATTAGGACTTTAATATGGCACTAACTAACTACACAGGTTTAAAAGCAAGTATTGCAGACTTCCTAAATAGGGATGATCTTACTGCTGTTATACCTGATTTCATAGCATTAGCAGAGTCACAGATCAACAGAGACATTAGACATTGGAAGATGGAAGCTAGGACTAGTGGACAACAAAGTGCATTAGATGAATACATGCAGATACCAGCAGATTGGGTAGAGACAATAAGATTACACCTAACAGGTACAGGAACGTCAGTAGTTAATCTTATATCACGTGATGCCATGGCAGATAAACGCCAAGCAAACAATGATGAAACAGGAATACCAACACATTACACACACGCTGACGGACAGTTCCAACTGTTTCCAACGCCAAGTAATGACACAGACTTTGAGTTACTTTACATACAAAAGCTGTATGCTTTGAGTAGTAGTAACGCAGATAACTGGCTCTTACTAGAAGCGCCTGATGTATACCTCTATGGAGCGTTATTACATTCAGCACCGTATCTATCAGAAGATGCTCGAATAGGAGTATGGGCGCAGATGTATTCTGCAGCTGTACAACAATTAAACCAACGCTCTGAAGATGCTACGTTTAGCGGATCAGGGTTAACACTTAAAGTGAGGGGATTAGTATGAGTTTTACAAACTTTTTAGAAACAGAAATTTTAGACCACGTATTTGCTGGAGCAGCTTACACAGCTCCTTCTCAGCATTACTTAGGATTGTTTACTGCAGCACCAGGAGAAGCTGGTGGAGGTACTGAGCTTTCAGGTAGTGCATATGCGAGAAGACCAGTAGACTTTTCAACTTCAGGCGCTACAACATCTAATGATGCGGCTATTGAATTTGCGACTGCTACAGGTAGTTGGGGTACAGTAACTCACGTTGGAGTGTTTGATGCTGCAACTTCAGGTAACTTAATGGCTTATGCGACTTTATCGTCAAGTAAAGCTATTGCTACTGGTGACGTATTCCGTGTGCCAACTGGTGACTTAGATATAACGCTGAACTAATCTAACGGTTAGGGGCTGACGTGGCAACTGTTAATGTTACTGCTTATTCGTATGGTACGAGTACGTATGGTTCACATGAATATGGTGAAGACTCACTACCGATAGTAATATCGGCAAGTGCTAGTGTTGCTTGTTCTAGTGAGCGGATACATCAATCGAACTTAGAAGTAAGTGCAACTTCAGGTTTTGCTTCAATAGGCGGTTTTACTGCAGCGGCTGATGCAATTGTAAATGCAACTTCAACTACTACTTGTAGTGGTCAGAGACTTGCTCTGTTTCCTTCAGGAAATATAACAGCCACAGCATCAGTATCTATTACTGGTAATGCAACCTTTGCTTCAGGTGGTTCAGTTACAGTAACAGTAGCTTCAGGAGTAAGTGCCGCTGGTGAGAAGTTTATACTTGAAGAAACAGATACACAGGGTTATGGTACTTATGTTTATGGCGTAGGTGTTTTTGATTTAGCTAACTTACAAACTGTAATATCAGCTACATCTACTGTTACTTGTAATGGTGAGAAGATTAATATTGATGGTGCTACAATTAGCGCCACAGCTACTGTTAGTGCAATAGCAAGAAGAATAGCAGATGGATCAGTATTAATAAATGGTACTTCAGTTACAGTAGCTACTAGCAATGGCAATGGTACAAGAGTAAGAACAAGCACAGCACCTATCACAGCTAACGCTTCAATTGTAATATACTGTAAACGAGTAAGAACAACTCCTGTTGCAATAAGTGCAGTAGCAACTGTTGCAGCTAATAGTGTGTTCATGGTAAATGGCTCTGCTACATCAAGTCCAACAGCTACAATTGCCGCTATATGTAATCGAGTAAGATTTGGTTCAGGTACGCCAACAGCTAACGCAAGTATTACAGTATTAGGCTTTGCCACGAGAGGTGGTATCGCATCGACAGGTGGCACTCAGCACTATAACGTGACTGTGCAATCGGTAGGTGGAGCTAATAAATACTTCTTAAATGGTGTACAACAACCAATTTTGAATTTAGTTGAAGGTAATACGTATGTCTTTAATTACCCCTCAAGTCATCCGTTCAGATTTTCAACTACTTCAAATGGTACGCACAATAGTGGCGCACAATATACAACTGGAGTTACACACAATTCACAATATCAATCTACAATAGTTGTAGCAGTAGATGCACCTAATTTATATTATTATTGTGCATATCACTCTGCTATGGGTGGTACAGCAAATACACCTAGCAATTTAGTTATATCAACTGTTGCTTCAGACTCTGAAAGGATACATCAAGGACATGCAGTCACACAACCAGCATCAAGTATTCTTGCTACGTGTAATAGAGTACAAAGCACATCAGGTGCTGTAAGTGTAACGTCAGGAACAACTACAATAGGTAGAGAAAAATGGGAAATTATTACTAACGATTCAGTAACTTGGACACAGATAGCGGCATAATATTATGGCATTAATACCACTAACATTACCACCGGGCGTTCATAGGAACGGAACTGATTTTGAGTCTTCTAATAGATGGAGAGATGCAAGTCTTGTAAGATGGCATGATGGATCAATGCGACCAGTTGGAGGATGGACAGTAAGAAAGACTAACGCATTTGCGTATGCACCAAGAGCAATGTTGGCATATTTAGACAATGATAGTGCTGAACACTTAGTAGCTGGAACATATAATAAATTGTATTACGTGAACCCCTCACAGACAGTTTACGATATAACACCAACATCAGGTTTTACGTCAGGATCAGTTAGTGGAGCTATAAATACTGGATTTGGTGGTGGTTTTTATGGAAAAACAAATTATGGTAGAGCGCCATCAAGTTCAGGTGTTTATTCAGAAGCTACTACATGGTCATTAGACACATGGGGTGAATACTTGTTAGGAGTATCATCAACAGATGGAAAGCTATTAGAATGGCAAGGTGCAACCAATGTCAAAGCACAAACTGTTTCTAATGCTCCAACAGGTAACAATGCAATGGTAGTGTCAGAAGAAAGATTTGTATTTTGTTTAGGTGCTGGTGGTAACCCACGTAAGGTAGCTTGGAGTGATAAAGAAAACAATACAGTATGGACAGCTTCAGCAACAAACGAAGCGGGTGATATGGAATTACAGACAACTGGTCAGATTATGTGTGGTCTCCGTATGAGAGGATCAACATTAATCTTGACAGATAATGATGCACACATAGCACAATATGCTGGGCCGCCATTTGTTTATGGCTTTGAAAGAGTTGGTACTGCTTGTGGTGTAGCTTCAAGAAAAGGTGCTGTAGCAATAGACCAAGGTGCATTTTGGATGGGTAAGAAAGGTTTCTTTACATTTGATGGAACTTCTGCTTCAGAGATGTCTTGTGAAGTAGCTGACTATGTGTTTGACGATATGAACCCAGCACAAGTAAGCAAGGTATATGCAGTACATAATTCACAGTTTGGCGAGATATGGTGGTTCTATCCTTCATCAAATTCAAATGAAAACGATAGATACGTTACGCTGGACTATAAAGAAGGTCATTGGGCAACTGGTTCACTAGATAGGACTGCTGGTGTAGATCAAGGAGTCTTTACTAACCCAATATTTGCAGATGCTAGTGGTAATTTATACAACCATGAGACAGGCTACACACACGGAAACGTAAAACCATTTGCAGAATCCGGCCCAATTAGTCTTGGTAATGGTGATACCATTATGAAAGTTTCACAGCTAATACCTGATGAAAGAGTACAAGGTGAAGTTAACGTGACGTTTAAGACTCGTTCACATCCAAACGCTACAGAAACTAATCATGGCGCAGTAACATTAACAAACCCAACAGATGTAAGATTTCAGGGTAGACAATTAAGATTTAAGATACAAGGCGTAAATAATACTAACTGGCGTTCAGGCGTAATGAGAATTGAAGCCAATCCTGGAGGTAGACGATGAGTATTGCAACACCACCTCCACCTCTTGGTGATAACTGGAAAGCGTGGGGAGAACGTATTAATAGATTTATGACATCTACTAGAAACAAATTACAGTTCAGAGACTCAGCTGCAAAGGCAACAGAAGACGGTATTTTGATGTGGGATGCAGCACAAGATGCAGTTGTAGTATCTAAGAATGGAGCTTGGGTTAAGTTAAAATACGATCCATGACATTAGATCAAGAATTAATGAGGTGCAAAGACTGGATACAGTCAGCACTTAATAAAGGTGGAGACACGCACAACTTTAAAGATGTAGTTGATGGTGTGTTAAGTGGACATATGCAACTGTGGTTAAATGCTAACGGTTGCGCAGTAACTGAAC